AACACCAACAGTAACATTACTAGGAGCTACATCTGGTGCTATATCAGCAGGATGGGGTACATTATCAAACGTAGCGGCAGTAGCAGACACGACTAACGGAGCATTGCAGATACAAGTTACAGGGGTTGCCTCTACTACAATTAGATGGTCAGCTAGGGTAGAAACTAACGAATTGGCATACTAAGGAACTAACATGGCACTTAAACTAAACTTAGGCACAACTCAATTTGGCGCACCAGCACCAGAGGCTTACGCTAGAGTTACAAACTTCTTTGGAAACAAAGACAATATCCAAGTACAGGTATCTGTGCATTTCTCAAAGGATGCTAGAGATTCAAATCTAAGCCCTGTCATGGAACACGCACACTACATTGGACTAGCAGACTTAGCTGGTAAGGGTGAGCTGATGACTGCAATCTATGAAGTTCTTAAAACAATGTCTCAATACCAAGGCGCAACGGACGTTTAATCATGGCTATTAACCAAGACAACGTAGCAGACAAACTTATTCCTACTACTGGAACATTGACTGTTTCAGGAATACTTACTGCTACAACAGTCAATATTTCTACAACTGCAGGGTCTGGAACTACAAATTATTTAACTTTTGTAGCCTCTGCTACTGGTAGTCAGCCTCAATACACAAATACTAGTTTAACTTATAACTCAACAAATAATGCTATTACAGGAGGTATTCAAGGTGGAACTTTCTAATACATTAATTGTTAAAAAAGAGGCGCTTTAAATGGAAATTATTTGGAAAATTCTTGAAATAAGTGCAGAAAATGAGTTAATAACTCATGCTAAGTATCATTGCTCTTTATCTGATGACACAAATACTGTTGAAACAGAGGGTAATTGGTTTTTTACAGACCCTATCATGAATGTACCATTTGGGCAAGTTACAGAGGAAATGGTAGCAAAATGGATTGAAGATGCTTCTGTTAAAGATGGAGTAAATATTATTACCTCAAGACTGCTAGAACAGTTAAAATCATTAGAAAAGAAAACAGTTGTACCTCCTTGGAAGCCTCAAGTTTTTACACCTAATATATAAAAATGGCACAAACCAATTACACTCCCATAATACTGTATAACAGCGGTACAACCACCAATGCTCCATCTGCTAGTAATTTGGCAAGTGGTGAATTGGCTATTAACTATACAGATGGAAAGCTATTTTACAAAGATAACAGTTCTGCAATCCAAGTAATTGGTTGGAAAACTACTCCTACAACTGCTGGTGGTACTGGATTGACTAGTTACACAGCAGGAGATTTGCCATATTATTCATCAGGCACAGCACTTTCTAAATTAGGTATTGGCACAAGTGGCTATGTTTTAGAGTCAAATGGCTCTGCTCCTACTTGGGTAGCTCAATCTACTTTGTCTGTTGGAACTGCAACAAATGCAACAAATACAGCAATTACAGACAACACTAGTTCTATTGCCACTTGGTATCCAACAATTGTTTCTGCAACAACTGGTAACTTACCACAAACAACATCTAGCACTAAGTTAAGTTTTGTGCCAAGCACAGGAGTTCTCAGTATTACTGGTGCTAATTTGAGTGGATTGACAGCATCAAGTGCAGTAGCAACAGATTCAAGTAAAAACTTAATTAGTGTTACAAATACTGGAACTGGTAATAATGTTTTAGCTACAAGTCCAACAATTACAACACCTACTATTAGTGGAAATTTAAATTTTGCATCTGGTACAAGTGGTATTATTTTCAATAACACAAATGCTTCTGTAAATAGTACATTAAATGACTATGAAGTTGGTTCTATTTCTACTCCATTAAAAGTTGGTTCTACAAATAATACTGCTTATTACAATAATTACAGTCAATATGTAAAAATAGGTAATATTGTTCATGTCAATATAAATTTTGATACTTATTTGCAAACTTTGTCATCTACTGGTGTATTAAGTATAAATCTACCATTTACAACAGGAACAAATTACAGAGCAAATGAGTATTTTAATTACACGTTGAATTCAACTGGTGTAAATTCAGTAGCTGGGATGATAAGTTTAAGTGGTAGTGTAACTAATTGTCCAATTTATACAGATGGAACAGGATCAGTTCAGGCTTCAGTAGCATTGACTTCAACAAGAGTTACTATTCTTGCTTATTTTTGTTATCAGGCATCATTTTAAGGATTAGAAAATGACAATTTCATCAACAACAATAATTGACAAAGTAGAAGTTTTGCAAAATGGAGTTTTGCAAATTCGTCAAGCACAAATATTAACTGAAAACAATCAAGAAATTGCTAGAAATTACACAAGATGGACAAGAGTACCAGGAGATCAAGAGGCTCAATCTGATCCTACTCCTGTGCCTGCAATAGCTTCAGCTATATGGAATTCAAATGTAATTTCTGCTTATCAAGCTGAATTAATAGCACAAAAAACATTAATTGAATAATTAATAAATTAATTACATTAATTAAAACAAAGGCTAAACAAAATGACTACATTAATACCAAAATTTCAACAATCATACTCAAATTCAGTAAATAGAGCAATAAATTTTAAACTTGCAGAATTTGTTTCGGTTCTTGATTTTGGTGCTGTAGCTGATGGAAATACTGCAACTGGAACTGGAACTGACAACACAACATTTTTTCAAAATGCAATAAATTCATTAGGATCAATTGGTTCTTTATATATTCCAGCTGGTGTTTATAAAGTTTCTTCTCAAATAACAGTTCCATCTGGAATTACTATTTTAGGTGCAGGGCCGTATGTTGCAATAATATTTTGTCCAAATGCTTTTAATAGTGATGGGTTAATTAAATTTAATGGAAGTGGCGGACCTCCTACAACAATACAAAATGTTGCTATATTGGCGCAAAACGGAGGAGCTGGTACTTCTTCAATTGGTTTAAATATGGCCGCTAATGGAAGTTTAGGAAGTAATTTATGGATTGGTGGATTTGCTACTCAATGTACTTTAAATTCATCATCTGTTTTCTTATATGATAGTGTTATGGATGAAGGTATATCTTCATCTGCTGGAGTAACTGTTAATTATAATAATACAGTTGTTAGTAATGTAGAAATATATTACAACTATCAGGGTTTAGTAGTTCAGAATATAAGTGGTAATTCTGGGACTGTTTCAATAAATAATATTCAAGTTATTCAATGTCCTTATACTGCATTTGCAATATCTAGTGCTTCAAATGTTCAATTAACAAATTGTGCTATTGTAAGTTCTATTAATTCATTTTCTTATGCTGGTCTTTATATTGTAAATTCTACAAATATTGATGTAACTAATTTACTAGGAACTTTAGTAACAAAACAAACAACTGGTAATGGTGGTGTATATATTTATAATTCAAGTTATGTAAACATAACAAGTTCACAATTAACTAATTTTTATAATGGAATAAATATTTCAAGTGGTTCAGAAATAATAATAAATGGAAATATTTGTTCAAATAATTACAATATTGGAATTTATGCGGCTGGAACAGACAGACTGATTATTAGTAATAACAATTGTAATAATGATGGTGGTGGGACTTCTGATGCTGGTATTTATTCAAATAATTCAACTGCTTATGCAATTCATAATATAACTGGAAATATTTGTACTCAAAATGGTTCTGGAGTACAAAATTATGGAATTTATGCAAATTTAACAAATAATGGTTCAGCATCTGGATTTACTAATATTGTTGGTAATGTTTGCAAATATAACAATACAGCAAATATTAGTTCTAATGGTCTTACAGGAAACATTACTCAAACAGGAAATGTAAGCTAATGTCTAAACTTAAGTCTTTAAACCTAATTAGGAGCTTATATGTCAATTAACCTTTCACCTATTGGTGGCGCAGGATGGCAATTTTTTGATAATAATGGTGTTCCCTTGGCTGGTGGACTTATTTACACCTATTTAGCAGGAACTACAACACCTACTGCTACTTATACAACTGGAGCTGGAACAATAGCTAATTCAAATCCAATTGTTTTAGATTCTTCTGGAAGACCTCCAAATGAAATTTGGTTAAATGGTGGAATATCTTATAAATTTGTATTACAAACAAGTGCTGGTGTCCAAATTTGGTCAATGGATAATTTATCTGGTTTGCCAAGTGCAGGAGTTGAATCATATCAAACAGCTACTGCTGGACAAACAATATTTACTGGACTTTCCTACACAACTAATAACAACAGTATGAAAGTATTTGTAAATGGGTCTAAACAAATTGTAGGGTCTAGTGCTCCAGGTTCTTATGTTGAAACAAATTCAACAACAATTACCTTTAATTCTCCAGGTTTAAATGCTGGAGATATTGTGGAGTTTTTACAATGACAACTCCAAATGATATTATTAGTAGAGCACTTAAAGATATTGGTGCTTTAGAGGCTGGGGAAGTTCCTACACCAGAGGCATCCCAAGATGCTTTTGATATGTTGCAAGATATGTTAGACCAATGGTCTAATGAAGACATGATGGTGTTTTATAAGAATGAAATCATATTTCCTGTTGTTTCTGGACAAACTCAGTACACCATCGGCCCAGGTGGGCAAATTGGTGCTATCTTTACTGGAAGCATTACTGGTAATGTTCTCACTATTACTTCTATCCAGTCTGGGGGCATATCTCTTGGTCAAACTCTTAGTGGAACTGGCATTACATCAGGTACTACTATTGTTCAAATGCTCACAGGAGCAGGAAACAATGTAAATGAGGCTGGTACTTATTTGCTCAACAAGACTTATTCAAGTCCAATATCAAGTGAAACCATAAATTCATATTATCAAAGACCTTTAAGATTTAATTCTGCTTTTGTTAGGATTAATACTTATTCAAATGGTCAGCC